AAAAAAATGGTGCGAAATACCAGTAATGGATTTCAAACATGCTATGACGGAGTGGGTCCACTTGAAGGCCCAGCTCGCTGCAGCACGCAAGGATATTGGCACGTTGAATGCCCGTGAGAAGGAGCTCAAGGGCTTTATTTCGACTCACATGAAACAGAATGAGATTGACACCGTCAAGGTTCAGGACAACGTCAAGGTGAACCTCAAGACGAAGCAGACTAAGGGCACTATCACCAAGGATGTCATCAAGCGGGGTCTTGCCTCGTTCTTTGGTGGAAACGAGGCACAGATCGAGGGGGCCTGGACTGCCATTCAGGACGCAGCGCCGTCCAAGTCGTCGACCAGCATCAGCGTGACGGGTCTGGCGAACCTTTGAGCATCCTATAAAGGGGACGCCCGTATACACAATAAGTAAAAACCATGGGTATCAACGATGAATACTCCCGGGACGTCTACCAGGGCGACCATTACGTCTATGATTCAGACGACCATGATGACTTTGATCCCGAACTCCACCCAGAAGACTGGCAGGACATGTACTCCCAGGAGCTCCTCGATGGTTGGAATTTCATTTTAGAATTCATTCACGACAACTTCCTACCTCGAAAGCACACCTGTACCTACCCCGAATTTGTGGAGCTCGTGTTGAATCCGACCAAGTTTGGACCCACCATGTACCCGACGCCACTGATGACCGACGTGTGGAAGCGCGTACGACAGGTGGCCATAGTTCGTGAGAGGGTCCAGCCGGAGCAGTTTTTCACGTGGGCCGGGTACTTTGTTTTCTAGGTCTAATAGTAAATGATTGACATCACCGGACCAAAGGTCCTCGTGCCGACGTGCCTTTTTGCTCTCGCAAACCTCTGGTCGAAGCCGACCCCGGGCCTCCTTATCCACGCCCTCATGTTTTCCATCATCTCATGGGCCATCATCAAGTTTGTTTTCAAGTTTACCCTGACCTTTGCGGACTTTGTGGTTCCTCTGGCGCTCTTCATCTTGCTGGCTCCGGGTGTGCTCCTGACCCTTCCCCCGTCGGGTGGACTTGCCGCGACCGGCGTCCACACCATGGTGTTCGCCATCGTGTTCGCTTCCCTGCGCGGACTTTTCCCGCAGTTTTATTAAACCCCCACAATAGATGCGCCACTTGGCCATAGGCCCAGGCGCCATGGGGTTCTTTCTATATCTCGGCGTTCTCGCCAAGTTCAAGAGGGGCGGTCAGCTCGATGACCTCGAGGAAATCTCGGGAGCTTCGGCAGGTGCCCTTCTTGGCTTTCTGTTTTGCGCGACCAAAGGCGACCCAGCCAAAGTGCTGGACTACGCCCTCACTGTGCCCGTCAAACAGCTCATGAAACCAAACATAAAGAGTCTCCTCCGAGACTATGGACTTGTGCCTACGGCCAAGGTTCGCAAGATTCTCGCCGAGGCCTGTCTGAAGTTCTACGGGAAAGATGACGTGTCATTTCGCGAGCTCTATGAGTTGCACCCCGTGAAGTTCCATGCATCTGCGTTCTGCGTCGACCTGATGAAGACGATCTACTTTTCGGTCGACACGACGCCGACCATGAGCGTTCTGGACGCCGTCTGTGCATCGGTCGCCATACCCTTTATGTTCTCGAGCACCAAGTTGGCGGACGGATGGCACTACATAGACGGTGGGTCTGCCGAATCCATCCCGGGAGGGCCGTTCCTTGGGCGTCCGGACGTACTCTCTCTGAGCATAGCCTGGTGCGCGATTGGGGAAGTCAAGGATATCAAGTCCTACGCCCTCAACATCCTCTATTCTACAATGAAATTGAGGCACGCATACGACTACCCAAACTTCGAGCTCACGATACCGGACGGCGCGGCTTTTGAATTCGGTGCGTCAAATGAGGGTAAGATTCGGCTGTTTATCCAGGGCTACGAGCAAGTCCGCAAGAAATGGCACGGACCCCCAGGACTTTTTCTCAGTCCAGAGTAAATGCACTCACACATCCGCTCGGGATACACCACGCGTCGTACTCGCAAGGTTGTTCGCGTCGGGGCGACCAAAGATCGCGCCTCCTACTCCTATGTCCGCAAGGCGCGTATGAGCCGCGTGTCGGCCGTACCCGCCAAGGACGTCGGCGCCGCCGGCAAGAGCACCAAGGTGATCGGTAGCCTCAAGGGAGGTATGCTGACTCGCTACGGGTATCACCCGGTCGAGGCGAAGACCAACCGTCACAAGGCGCTCAGCAAGGGCATCAGCAAGGGCGAGAAGCCCCTGGCCGTCATGCGCCGCCTGGTCGCCATCAGCACCCTGACCAAGCGGACCCTGCCCCGCGCGTCCCGCATCTACAAGCAGGATGCCACGTGGGTCCGCAGCAAGTACGCCAAGTCTTTTGGTAGCCAGAAGTAAATCTTGGGGTATGGTAAATGACTTCACCGCGACAGAGAAACTTGATGCCAGCAAATTCAAAAAATGTTTCACTTTTGACTAGAAATCTTAACTCTGGCAACAACCGCACCGCAATAGCCCTCATGAACCGCATGGAACCTTCTGCGGTGCGTAAATTATCAGGAAGATCCGCGACCCGGGCTTTCCGCGCTACCGGTCTCAAACCTTCTCGAATTCCCATCGCTATGATGCTTCTGAGTTTTATAGGCCGGGTAGCGGCCGGTGGTGCCGTTCCACAACAACTCGCAACAACAATAGGAAATGATATAGTATTGACGACTGCTGCAGAGGTGGCGACAAGACATCAATTTGGAAACGCACAATCTACACTCAATATACGCAATTCACTTGCGGACGCCATCACCGTCGGTCAGCCGACCATTGGAGCCGCCGTTGCCGAGTGGAATAGTGCCACGGCTATTAATCCTCTTGCTCTATTCACAACTCGAGGCAACTCGGACCAGGTTATAAACGCGCAGACGAACTGGCAGGTTGCTGTGATATCATCATCAAGGGCGGGCTATGCAAGACTCGCCAAAGGGTGCGAAATTGCCAAAGCCGAGTTCGATGCCAGTGTCAACGCCAGAACCGCCCTGCGTAACGCTTCACTCAAGGTATTCAAAGCTCCTAATAAAGGTCGTTTTGAATCTGCAAATGCGTATAACAAACGTGTAAATGTTGCAAGAAAAGCACATAATAGCGAGGTAAATGCCTCTAGAAGACAACTAAAAAATGCCAAAGATTTATACAAACAAGAATGCGATGAAGAAATTAAAGCAATAGGACGAGCGATCGCCGCGACCTCAAAATCTTTGGCCGAGGGTAGCCAAGCACTACAGGTCGCGCAAGGAACCGTAAATGCGAGAATCGAGTCCGAAAAGAAGTTGACTGAAGCCGAGGCAAACTTCAAGGCGCGCGTACGTGCGGCCGAGGCAAGTACAGCGACGGAGCGGGAGCGCGCGAAAAAGGCGGAAAACTCAGCGGCGGCGGCTATAAATGAAGCCAGAGCCTCGAAAATTGAGGCCGCGGCCGCGATAAATGCAGCTAGAAAACTCACAACCATGTCGGCCGCAGAGAAGCGAGCCGCAGCGAATGCAGCTTCCGCTGCTGAAAGAACCGCGGCATCGAATAAGAAAGTTGCGGATGCGGCTTCAAGAGCGGCGGCTAACGCACGGGGACGAGCGGCCAGGGCTGGCCTTACAGAGGCACAGGCCAAAGCGAGCGCAAACCGCGCGGCTGAAAACGCGGCCGCATCGGCTAAACGATGGAACCTGCTCGCTGGGGCTCCTGGAAAAGCCCTCGCTGCCGTTACGAGTGCCGGTGTTCATATTATGTATATGGTGACAGTAGCATTCATAGCCTCAATTATCATGGCCAAGAAATCAATGGACTTGACGGTCGAGCTCGGCAAATGGGGAGCCAAAGCAACAGCTTACACCCTCATAATGTTCGTGGCTGCCGTCGCAGGATACGGTTATGGCGGGCTGCCTGGTGCGGGTATAGGGGCTCTTATGCCGGTTGGTGTTAGTATTGGATTTCGGCGATTAATTATCAAAAACAAGAATAGAAATTTCGCAACTAGTCCCAACCGGCCGGCCCAACCGAAGACGGCGGCTAGGCAGATTTTGAACACTGGGGCTAGTGGGAATGGAGCCACGGCGAACCGACCGCATCAAGCGACCCCCCCGCGAGCTGCGATCCAGGTTAATAATTATGCTACTCTATATGCAGCGGCGCAGCCTCAGCGGCAAACTATGCGTGCCAATGTGGCTGCGCGCAGACGAGCGGCGTTCTCGGCACCACGGCCTTAAACCCACTCGATAGGATTCCACAACCCATGAATGACCGGGCCAATTGGAAAAAACGGCTCGATGGACCACTGACCCGTATGAC